AGCGTAAGCTCTACATCGAACTTAGAAGACCATCTATCGCAAGATCTGGTAACCACACGTTTGAATACCTTGGATTCGGTCCTGGTAACTACTCCACTGGTTTCCCACTGCGCCAGGAAGTGGTCCTAACAGACAAACAGGACTTCTATGCTCAAGCGAAGCGTGAAGACGGCGGTATCGTCTTCTACACGGGTCTGAACTCCAACGGTGACCTCTACATCGGTAACAAGAAAGTCAACGCTATTACTGGCGAAGAGACATTCCTAGAGTCTGCAGAACTAGTTGATTCTGAGGACGAAGATGAGGATATCGGCACCCTCGTTACAACGTTTGACTCACCTGTAACGTTCAACTCTACTATTACAGTAGCAGGTAAGTCTACTCTCAACGGTCCTGTTGAGATTAACGTTGAGGCAAGCGAAGGCGATGCACTAAGAGTTGTCTCTAACATCGGTGCTGGTGATGATCCTACACTGTTCAATGGTTCCTGGAGAACACAATCTGACGGTGACATCGTTATCGCTAAGAACCAGATTAAGGCAGCAGTCTTCTATCTGAATGCACGTCCAAAACCAGGCGCACAATACGGTCAGTCCTACACCTGGAGAACTAACTATCTTGCAGGCGAACCCTCCAACATTGTTCCTTGGCAAGAGACTAATTTCTTCTATCCATCACAGGAAGTTTCTTATGGTGGTAATGAACCAGAATCTGGAGATATCATCTATAAGGGTAGCTCCATCGGTCAAAGTGGTTCACTTGGTTGGATCCTAACTAACCAGTTCAAGTCTGCTGAGACATCTGTCCAGACTATTGCTGCTGATGGCACACAGAATCTGACCATCACCTGGATTGCAACTGAAACCAATGGAGGAATTGGTATCAAGGGCAACTCTACCATTAGAATCACTAACTTCAGTAACCCTGTTGTTAATGGAACGTGGCCAATCGTTAACTGGGATGAAGCAACTTCACCTGGACAACAAACACTCACGTTCAGAATCAGCACACCTATTGAAAACGGCACGGTCTACAACTGGGGAGACCAAAACCAAGGTGCTGATCTACTCTTCTCTGTTTCTAACTGGAAGGAGACCGGAGTCCTGGGTGCTGAAACTCTCAGAACATATACTGAAGAGCGTGGTGACTTCAGACTAGGTATCAACACTGTAGCAAGAGCAGCACATGCTGTTGTTCTAACTGCTAACGTTGATGAGTTCACGAAACCAAGAGCAACCTTGGATGTTGTCGGAACAACATTCATCAGTGGTAGAACATTGGTTGCATATGATAATGCTGGTAATACATCTGATAACCGTTATGATGCTCACAACCTCAATAGCGATCAGCGTGAGGGTCTGACTGGTGCTGCACTAACAACACAAGGATTCATTCCTCAGGATAATGCACTGTTGGTTGGTGGTGATAGCAATGATCTAGAGCAATCTGCAACTCTCCGTGTTGCAACTACAGATGTTGCATCTGCTAATCAAGGCATTGGTTATCAAACTGGTGGTAGACTTGGTATTAACACTACTTTAGGTCTTCTTGCTGAGAGAGAACTGGATCGTAACCTAGTTGTTGTCGGTGATGGTAGAATCACTGGTAACTGGTTGATGGAGCAAGACATCAGTGTAGACGGTGGAGACATCAACACTACATCTGAGACCTTCAACCTGATCAATAACAACGCGAACATCCTCAACTTTGCTGGTGATGCTCAGTTGATCGATATGTTCAGCAATACTACCAATGATCAAACGATCACTCTTGGTAGTAACTCTAACTTCCAGACAATCAGAATTGGTAACAACTCTGCAAGAACTATCTTCAGTGTTCATGCCCAATCTGCAAATGCATTAGTTGATATCGCAACGGTTGCTGATGACTCTACTAATGCATCACAGGTCTTCATTGGTGGTGCATGGGCAAACACGGACTCCAAGGTCGTCCTAGGTTCTTCTCAGACTATTGCTTCTGGTAACCTGGAGATCGGTAACAAAGTTGCTGCTGGAACTGGAACTTCCAGAATCTTCACTCAGACTGGAAGAGCAAGACTCTTCGATGATGACAGAACTCAAGTTATTGAAGCGTTTACCAAGGCAAATGACATTACGTTTGCATCTCTTGGTGGAACAACAACCATCAGAAATGCTCTGCGAGTTCAGGCATCTGCAACTGTTGATTCCAACATCATCCTAGACGGTGGAACAACTGCTGGTATCATTGAGATTGTAAGAGGTAGATTCTCTACTCCTATCAACCTCCATAACCTCGGTTCACTTGATACTCCAAATATTGACTTCTACAAGTATTCTACAACTGGTAGATCTGTTGATACTGAAGGCACCACTTTCTGGGGTGGTTCTCAGGATTTAGCGGGTGGTGGTAGAATTGGAGCATTCGATAACCTACAAGCAGCACCCGACGCAGCTCGTGTTCCTGGAACTTACACCTTCAGATTTGCTACTGGTGGTTCTGGTTCTGGTGCGGCATTCGACGTTAGCGTTGCATTTGACGGCACCGTTACTGTTGAACTAGTCGCTGCAGGAACTGGATATGCTGATAACCAGACTCTAACCATTGCCGACAATCAACTTGGTGGTGGTGGTGCTCCTGATATCACCTTCGATATTAACGGTGTTACTGATGCAAGTGATATTTACATCCTGCCAATCACAACACCTGCTGCAACAGACTTTGACATCGGTGATTTGATCCTTCTGGATCGTGGCAATGCTGCATCTCCTGATGAAGTTTCCCCAGGTGGTGGAACTCCAGTTACTGGTCTGAGAGATCAACAGTATTCTGAGATCCTACGTGTTGTCGGTCTTGACAACCTCACCAACCCACTTGATCCTGCTGGTTTCAGAATCTCTGTTACAAGAGCACAAGAAGGAACTGGTGATCCTGGTACTGGCGAAGGTTGGACTAACCACCCTGATGGTTGTGTCATCGCTAAACTTGACAAGCAACCTGCAGCATCCTACATCACTGGTAAGGACGTTGGATCTCCTGGTGATCCTAATGTTCCTGACGGTATCCTGGATGAACCAAGAGCTGGTATCGATGGAACCAGTGGCAACGTAAGAATCGGTGTTGCTGAGTTCGGTGGTGTTCTAACCACACTAGATTACCTGAGAATCGATCAGTCTGAGATTGTTGCTGTTGCTGATGTTATCAGCACTGATATTCAGTCCCTAATTGTTACCGATGGCGGCGATCCTGCTGTTGTCAACTTTAAGGTTGAGTCTACAACTGGTAATACAACTATTGCTGGTAACCTCGGTACAGGACTTGGATTCAATAAGTTCACTGTTGAGGGTTCATCTGGTAACACTAACGTTGCTGGAACTCTAACTACTGAGAACACTCTAACCATCAATGGTTCTACTATTCCTAACACTGAGTTCTTCACTATTACTAATGGTGGTCCTTCCTTCGAGGATGACGGTGTAACAGTTGACGTTCCACTGAGAACTACCTTCGAGGTTGATACTGCAACTGGAAACCTCACGATGAATGGTGGTAACATCGACATCTTCGGAAGTGATGGAACTACACCACGTCTAACATTCAACAACTCTTCGGGTGACTTCACTACCTACGGTTCATTCTCTGCCCTTGGAGATGGAATGTCTACCTTTGGTGGTCCTGTCACGATGGCAGGTGACCTAACCGTCAATGGTGGTGATCTACAAGTCAACCAGAATGGTGTTGAAGTCTTTGCGGTAGATGATGATGGTTCACTTAACATTGGTGGTATTGAGAACTACTTCTCCAGCACTGGTGGACGTAAGTGGTTGGTTGCTAATAGCAACATTATTAATGCTGCTGCTAACGTCAACTACTTCATTGATATCTCTGGAACATCACTGTTCAAACTACCTGCAAACGCTCAAATGGGCGATATGATTCGCATTATAGATATAGGTGGTGTCCTTTCTTACGATAAGTCTCTTGTCGTTAGAGCACCAAACCTTGTAAGGATTCAAGGTTCTGTAAGTAACACAGGAACTTCTGTCACGGGTAACACTCTAGGCGAGAACTTCTCACTCACACACGACGGTGGTGAATTGGTTGTTCAAACACCAAATGCAGCATTCGGTCTGGTTTATGCTGGTACTTCTGATGCTGATGGTGGTCCTGGAGCGAATCCAAATAAGGCAGGATGGTATCTAATGGACGTATAAAAACACATGTCTTTCTATCAAGAGATCAGAACCGCAAAGGCAGCTGCCATCGGAACAATTATGCCATGGGTCGGGAATATCTCGGATATTCCCGATGGTTGGATCGTTTGTGATGGAACACAAATCTCTGCCTCAGACTTTCCATTGCTTGCTAGAGCAATTGGAGACACATACAACTTATCTACTACAGTTACTCAAGGTCTAATTAATACCTTTACTAGTAATGTAGCAACAGAAGCAGGAAGAATCCCTGACACATATATCTACTCACCTATTGATGGCAGTGGTGGCGGTGCTACTTTTGCTGTTATTGTTGGTGATGCAGGAACACAAGGTGGCGGCGCTCCTAATGGTGTTGGTGGAACAGTTACTATTCAAAGATTACAACAGGGTGCTAACTATGAAGTTGGTGATGTTCTGACTATTCCTTCTGGTAACTCTGGTGGTGGATCAGATATTCTGATTACTGTAGCTACAATTGAAGAAGGATCTGTCTCTACGTTTGGTGGAGAGTTTCCTGATTATCAGGGAGAGATTGTTCTTCCTGCTCTACTCAACCGACCTCTGGTTGATATGGAGACAGATTATCTTGGTCCAGCATCTCCTACTGGTAGAGCTTTTGATGTTGATTCAACAGCAGTAGCAGAAATTACTCCATACATTGGTGTAAACTCGGACACAGGTGTTCCTACATCATTTAATGACGTTGCTACTGATGTTATCTTTGAACTAAACGAAAGAACAACAGCACCAGCTGGTGACAGTGGAGAGGTTTCATACTATTACAGTGGTAGACTACAAGCAAATACTATTGTCACAGGATCTGGTCAAGGAAACCGTGTTATGTTTTTTGGTCCTAGAAAACTAGGAAGAGGACACCTTAAAGGTCATGGACATGGCGGTCAAATTGATACTATTGTAAAAGATCCCGAGTCACAACCAGGCGAAGGTGTGATTCCATGGTCAAACATCAACTATAACTTTGATGCACAGGTTGACACTGCAGATGGTGACATCTTCATTACAGATGATAACGAGTTTGAACTATCTTTTGAAATGGGTGATCAGCTAAGAGGTAGATCTGGTTTTGGTAGTGGCATCCCAGGACGTGTAGTTGCTGGTGTTAATGCAGAGAACCCACCAGTTAACTGGATTCCTAAAAACGTTGCATGGACTCCTATTAAATCAGTCTTGACACAACCAGGAACTCATAGAACATTTAATGAAGGCGTTGGTCTAAAGAAAGGTGCATTGTCTGGTGGTATTGCTGGATTTAATAAAGGTCCTGGACAAAGAGAAGGAGTTGATTATGGTTTCAACGGTGAAGAAGTAAACACATTTAGTAATGGTTTGACTAACTGGTATCCAGACCTTCTTGAATATGCTGGTGATGCAACTAATGGTGCTTTAGCAAATCCTCAAGCATTTAATACTTACGATACATTCAATAGTAATGCAGGTTGGGACTTTAATAGAACAACTATTGGAGTTGCTGGATCAGTTGATATTATTCTTCCACATACACATGACGAGTTTGATGTAAACTTTGATCTTTCTGGTCTAAGACCATTAAATAGTTTGAACGTATATGTTACTGCTCCAAACGGTAACTTGAATCTAGATAATGCAAGAAATGTTGGTGTATTCCAGATTAATTTCAATACGACTCAACCTGGAATGACCTCAGTATATGTAATCAGAGCATACTAAGATGGCAGTTAATAACAACTATTCAAGAGTTAGGTCATATTATGGTGGTTACATTGGATCTATTCAGGTTCATTCAACACCATATCTTGCAAACCTTAATGATCCTAATGGAGCAAACTTTCAGGAATATGTTCCTGCTGGTTTCTTGAAGTGCGATGGATCTATTAGGAATGCATCTGATTTCTATGCATTATCACAAGTTCTAGGTGTAGGTTCTAACTCTAAGTTTAGAAAGACAAATGTAACACTTAGAGAAGAAGATCCAGAAACAAATGATCTAGGGCAGTTTCAACTACCTGATCTTGGATCTAAAGTTATTGTCCCATCTAGATCAGTTGGTGACTATTTGAATACTTTTGTTGGTGATACTGATGAAAGTAGAGTTGGTCCTGCAGTTGAGGTTGTGTGTAATGAAGGAACACAGTTAACATGTGATTTTATTGGTAACTTTCAAGGACTTCCAGTAGAGACATCATATGATTTCAGATCTAGTCCAAAATATCAGTTAGAAACTACATCACAACCAGCATTCTTGGACATCGAAAACTTCCAAGGTCATGCTCATAATGCTAACGTAAACTATCTAAACTATACTACTAATCATGCTGTTGGTGGTGATGGTAAAGATGGTGGTAACGCTAGTGGTAACTCTGGTGGAGGTAATGCTCTAGAACAGAGTTCATCTAACACCACAGCACTATCATCACACACTCATAGAATTACAAAACCCACACAATATACTCACAACTTCCAATATCAGCATTCGACATTTGATATTCCTGCAGATAATGTCAACACTACATTGAACGTATCTGTAGAAGATATCAATAAATTGGATGCTGTAGTTACTCCATTTATTATTGTCACTTACATCATCAAGATCTGAGGAGGTTGAGATATGGTAGTTCCAAGGACGCAGTGTATTTCAATCATTGACGAATCTATTGGCAATCAGGCAAGAAATAATTACAACCAAAATCCACCACCTGCACCTTATCCACAGAGTGTAAGTAGTAGTGCTCAGGCAATTGCAAACGACTGGACTAGATTTAGGGATTCATATCCTAACAACAATGGCAATGGTAGAGAGTTTTGGTTGCTACAACCAGGACGATCTTTTCCTGACCTATTGAGACCACAGAGTTATATTAATGATTCATTGACTCATACTGTTACTGTTGCTAGAGATAATCAAAACGTTGCTAATAGATCTGATTGGTTTGCTATTTGTAATCTAGATACACAACCACCAGGATCATACGTTGCGGTATGGTTGGATGTTTCTGGTTCAATGACATTGAATACTGTTAGAGCATCTTATGATTTTTTCTTTGAACGATGTGCAGCAGCAGGCATTGATATTGTTCTAACTGTTAGTGATAATGGTGAGAGATGGGCAGCAGAACAAACAGTGGACTTTCCACCATCAGCATCATTTTCTACTGATCCAGACTTTCTAACTAACTTTAATGAAGACAACAATATAACCATTCCATATGGTGGATCTGCTGTATTATCATGGATTGTTTTTGGAGACACAACTAGTGCTAACATTAGTGGTATTGGTGCAGTTTCTGATCCCTCTGGAAGCGTTACTGTAAGTCCAACATCAACTACAAACTATCAATTAACCGCAGTAGGACCAGCAGGTACAACTAGTAGGCAAGTAACTGTTTCAGTATTACCTCCACCACCGCCAACAGTTACATTTACTGCAACTCCATCATCATATATTGACCCAGGACAATCAACATTATCTTGGTCAATTCAAGGTGTTAGTGTCGATGAAATTACTATCGATCAAGGCATTGGTGATGTCTTTCCTATTACGGTATTTGATGAGAATGGCATTGGAACAGGTAGTGTTGTTGTCAATCCAACTGTTTCCGCTACTTACAGTATTACAGCAAAAAATTTCGGTGGTATATTAGGGTCAGAAACAACTGAATCAGTTATTATTACAGTTTTTCAACCGACAGTTGCAACTATTGTTGCTATTCCAAATCCTATCACTGTAGGACAATCGGCAAACTTACAATGGACAGTTACTGGTGATGCTAATGAAGCATCTATTTCTCCTGCTATTACAGCTAATGGAGATGTTCTGTTATCAAGTAATTCTGATGTATCTCCAAACGTAACTACAACATATACTTTAACTGCCAATGGTCCTGGTGGATTTGATGAAGCATCTGTATCTGTAGTAGTTTGTCAAATACCAACAGTTAGTGGTAACTTCCCAGTTAATATTGACTATGAAGAAGACTTTAGTGTAGAAGTTACATATGGCAATGCTGCCAGTGGTGCAGGTGTAGTTATCACATATACTAATACTGAAGGAACTACATCATCTGATACTATTCAGTTAGGAACATCTGCATCAGATCAAGATAATACCACAGATACTGTAACCTTTAATTCAAATATTCCTTGGGATAATTTTGGACCACAAACTATTGAATATCAGTTGTTTGCTAGTGGATGCGGGGGAACAGTATTTGCTGAAGCAGTTACTGTCAATGTAAGTATTGACCAATTACCTGATTTAATCAATATTCCAGATTCTTTAGATCAGATTCCTTTAGATGAAGTTGAAGCACCTGAAGATGATGTTGTATTAAGTGATCCTATTCTAATTACTGATATAGATATACCAGTAGAGATTAAAGCTGACTTACCAATTCAAGTCAGATTTGATAATGATGATCCCAATTTAGAAAGCAGCTGGAACGACGTTAGGAACATATAATGCCAACATTAAACGAATATACATCTGTAGGCACTGTACCTCTTCAAATACCTTCAGACATGTTCAGCATGACTATCCGAATATGGGGTGCTGGAGGTGGCGGCGAACATATTGAAAATAGTGGCATCGTTCGCCCTGGTTTTAATGGAGGAGATAGTTCATTTCTGGGATTTACTGGTGAAGGTGGAGGCGGCGGAGGAAGAAATGCCGACAATTCTACGACAAAAAATGCTGCTGGTCTTGGAGGACAAGCAATAGATGGAGCAAATTGGGAGTTTTATGGTGCGTCTGTTGCACTAATTAATGGTGCAGATGGTCAAGTTCCTGATGGTAGTACCACCACTACAACAACAGCAACTCTTTATGAAAGAATTGCGATCGAACGATATGTAAATACCAATCCATCGTCTCCATATTTTGGAGATAATTTTTCTAGTACAGCAGCACCTCCAGATACTGATTGGGCTTTTGATGAAGAACAGGGATTTGCATTTATTAACCAACCGCCTAATACATCAGAAATTATTGATGATGAAGATAACGATCAAAGTGATGCAGATCGTCCTTATAGTGGTGGAATTGGATTTGTTTATACTGATCAAACTCAAATACCTGCAGATTTAGATACTAGACCAATGTATGCGCTATCAAATGGTAGCGATACAAAGTGGAGTATTAATCCTACTGCAGATATTGCGGCAGATAATTCGTATTCACTTATTCAAGCAGATCCAATCTTTTGGATGCCACTGGAAGATCTTACTGTTACTACTGAAGTAGAGACAACCACTGGTAGTGTATCTAATCCTCAGGGAGGAGTTGGTGGAACTTTAGGTGGTTTAGATAGCAAAGATGGTGGAAATGGAGCTAGTGATCAGGTAACATTTTATTCATCGATGTTTCATTTGTTTAATGATTCCACCAATACTAATATTGTTACTAGTAGTTCAGCTGATATCACTGTTGTAACTGAGAATCAGACTGCTCCTGGTGGTTTACCATGTGCAACTTCTAGTTTTTATAAACGATATGGTATCTTTTTTAATTTTCCATATGATGATCAGTTTTATAGTTTTACGTTGCTGAGTTTTGATCAGCAAGCAGCAGGTGGATCAACAATTGGACCATTCACGTTCGCTGGAACATCGAACAAAACTAGGTTTGGAATTAAAACATATTTTTGTCGTATAGGTGTTAACTCATATATTAGAAGACATACATTCCAAACTACAGGTAAAAAGTCAGCTCTTCGTGGATCTGGTGGTGGTGGTTCTGCTCATGTTCGTGCATTTATTGATAGAGAAACTTTTGAAAGTCATCCCAATTATGCACTAGGTCAATCATATAATGTTACTGTAGGTGCTGGAGGACAGAGAGGAGTAGGTACTCAAAACCCTCAGGGACAGAATACAGCATATAGTAGAGCACAGAATGGTGAAAGAGGACGTGTAGAAGTTGAGTTTATCATTCAGTCTAGTGCTCTATTGAAAGACGGTCCAAACAATCAAGAAGGAACCACGCAACTTCTTGCAGGTCAAGGAGTTACTTTGGAGTGGATTACTGGTGGAGATAATGGAGATGGAACATTCTTATTACAAGATGGTCTTACACTTCAAGAAGTATTGAACAACAGTCAATTGACTGTTTTTCCTAATGAAACAACTACGTATACCATTGTCACATCTGGATTAGGTGGTACTGCTACATCTGATTTGGTTGTAGAAGTTTATCAAGTACCAACTTTACAAGTAACTTTTCCAACTAGCACTGATTGGAGTGTAAACTTTGATCTTAATGTGGAGACCAACTATGCAAACGCTGCTGTAACTGCAACATATATCGCAAGATATTTTGATGATACAGAAGAAACTTTTGTTGTTAATGGAACTCCTAACAGCAGTGCATCGATACAAGAAGATCTTGTTCAAAATCTAGCAACAGAGATTAGTTGGACACCACTTGGTCCTGAAACTATTGATGTTACTGTTTCTATTTCTGGAACAGGTGGTATTGTAACTGAGACTGCAACTGTCACTGTTAATATTGATAGATTGCCTGATAATATTAATATTCCAGATTCTTTAGATCAGATTCCTTTAGATGAAGTTGAAGCACCTGAAGATGATGTTGTAGTGAGCGATCCCATCACAATTACTGGCATAGATATACCAGTAGAAATTAAAGCAAGTTTGCCTATTCAGGTAAGATTTGATGACGATGATCCTTTATTAGAAACTAGCTGGAACGACGTTCAAGAAATCTAATGGCACAACAATCAGTAAACGTAACATTTGTATCTGGTGGCACCGAAGGAACTATTCCTGGAGGTGCTCAAAACATTGTTTTGACTCTTGCTGGTGCTAGAGGAGGAACTGGAGGATTTGATTCAGGTGGTCCTGGTGGTAGCAATGGCAGGGGCAGAAGTGGAACATTTAATATAAACTCATCAAATAATAATAGAAGTTTTGGGGGGTATGTTGGACAAGCAGGAGCTAACGGTCCTGGTGGTCCTGGTGCTACTACTGGTGGTAATGGTGGTAGTATTATTGGTGATGGAACTTCTGATGGTAATGGTGGTAAAGGTGGAGACGATGGAGCTAGTGGATGGTCTGGTTGTGGTGCCGGTGGTGGTGCAGCATCTGTTTTTCGTATCAATGGAAACAATATAGTTGTCGCCGGAGGTGGCGGCGGCGGTGGAGGTGGATCTCTCAATGTTGGTGGAGGCAATGGTGGAAATGCTGGTGGATGGACTACTGGCACCCCTAATCAGCAAGATGGAACTAATGGTCAAAACAAAGGCGGTGGAGACGGCGGAGGCGGCGGTGGAGGCGGCGGCGGTCACACTGGTGGTGGTGGTGGTTCTGCTGGTTCTGATAATTCTTCCGGTGGCAGTGGCGGCGGAGGAGGAAGTTCTCGCTACAACAGTAATGTTGCCTCATTAACTAGTCAAGGAACAAACAATTCTGCAGGATCTGGATCATTATCTTTTACAGTAACAACTGCTGAAATTATTTCTTTTACATCAAATAAAAACAATATCATCGCTGGACCTGAGAGCGCAACTTTATCATGGCAGGTTGTAGATTCTACATCTCGTAGTATTAACCAAGGTATTGGTAATGTTACTGCTAACGGTAGTATACAGGTTTCTCCAAATAGTACAAAAACTTATACACTAACTGCTATTGGTCAAGCAGGAAATGACTCTGCACAGGTAACTATTAATGTATTCCAACCAACTAATGCTACTTTAAGAGCAAATGGAAACAATAATCAAACATCTATTACTGTAGGAAATACTGCAAACCTAGATTGGGAAGTTACTGGTGATGCAAATACTGCATCAATTAACAACGGTATCGGTCCTGTTTTACTTACAAGTAGTCAGAATGTCAGTCCCAACTCAACTACTACATATACACTATCAGCTAATGGTCCTGGTGGATCTGATAGTGATAGTGTAACTGTTAAAGTCAATCAAATACCACAACTATCATATAATGCACCGAACATCATCAATTATGGTGACTCATTATCAATTCCTGTCACATACAGATATGCAACTAATGGTGTTACTATCAATGCTATCTACACCCAAAGAAATCCAAGCACAGGTAATACTGTAAACGTTACACAATCTATTAATTTACCTGGAACAAACTCAGATGAGTCTGGTGGATCAATAACTAATACAGCAAACTTTAATGTTCCTTGGACACTGCATGGAACATTTGCTATTTCATTTTCTGCTGTTGCATCAGGCGGTGGTGGATCTACCTCTCAGAATACTAACATTGCTGTTAATGTTGATGAACTACCTGATAACATTACTATTCCAGATAACTTAGATGAACTACCAGAGGATCAGGTTGAAGCACCTGATGAGTCATTAGTTGTTAGTGATCCAATTGTTATCACTGACATTGATCTTGCAGCAGAAATTAAATCCAACTTCCCCATTCAAGTTAGATTTGATGATGATGATCCTGACATTGAGAATAACTGGTATGACCTTCGCCAGATCTAACCTAAATACTACACGGGAAAAAGTCTTAACATCAGATGCCTTATCAGTTTAGTGCCAGTCCGCTGTATGTTGAAGAGGGACAATCAGTCCAGTTTCGTTATGAAGCTCCCCCTCTGTTCAACGACCTCACTCAAGTTGAGATTCAAATTGGTGAGCTTACTGTTTTCTGGATTATTGAGACTAAACTAGAAGATTTTGAACCTGACCCGTTTTTCTTTCAGAATGTTGAAGATGCAGATCCTGATACTCTGTTCACATTTGCAGCAACCGCAGATCCCGATGATGGTGTTGCATATACAGGACTAGGAAGTGATCCTGCACCACTGAGAGAAGGCGAACAAGTTATCACAATCACTGGTCTGGATCCTGGAACACAGGCACCATTGATTGTTAGTTCTAATGTTATTGATGAAAATGATTATGCTTATCGTCTAAGACTGTATGACTCAGGAACCAGTAGTTATGGTAACTGGGGTCCATGGACTAGAGCATTAAACAATACTGTATCTAATCTCGATCAGATTCAGGTTAGATTAGTATCTTCTGCTTCACCATCAGATTCTAAAAATGTTCTTGTTACTGTTGGAACAGGATCTGCTACGTGGGAAATTACGACTGGTGCAATTCCAGTCAACACACCAAATCCACCACCAGACTTTGGTTCACTAAACAATCTACCACTAGGACAACTGGTATATAGTGATATTCCGCAAATCCTAGGACTCAATACCACTGCTACTATTACTGTTGATAATGGAGGAGAGGTTGCAGTATCTAACTTCAATACTACATTTACTAATTCTGATGGATATGAAGTTCTAGATAATATTTCATCTGGATGGGGTAACAACCTGACTGTAAGTAATGGTCAGTATGTTCAGTTGAGAGGCACATCATCTCTTACACCAAATGCATCTATAACTTTTGATGTCACCATTGGTGATGGTGCTGGTATTTCTGCATGGCCTATTCAATCTGGAGCAGGTATTGATGATAACCCAACTAATTTTGTATTCCAAGATCTAGTTAACCAAGTTCCTGGACAAACTAATTTAAAATCACAAGTTTCAGCAGGTTCTTCTACATCAGTTGCTGGTAGAAATATTGCTTTGATTGGTGGTCTTGATGCTGGACTATCTGTTCCTGTTGTAATCAGACCTTCTGATACTAATATTGTTCCTAAAATTAGTATCAATGGTGGTTCTTCTGGTCTGATTGATAATGTCACAGTTCAGAATGGTGACACTCTTGAACTAGTTGTTGATAACTCTACCGATGTCACTGATCCTGTGGTTCCTGGACAAGGTGTTGTCACTGTTGGTATTAATGTAGGAGCTAGATTTATTCAAACATGGACTGTATCAAACTGGACTGGTCCAGATACTACTCCATCATTCACACCTATCAACCAAGTTATCAATAGAACTCCTGGTGGTGTTAGTGTCATTGGTCCTATTGGATTGACTGATTTCAACCTACCAATTACTATTAGTGCAACAGATCCTGAATCATTTAATGAGTTTAACTTTGCTACCAATGAGGACATTGGTGATGTTCTGTTCTCTGTCAATGGTGATGCAGCAACTGTAGGACCACGCACAGTTGCTCCTGATCCTGGTGGTGAACCTGTATTCATCACTATTGTTATGCAACAACCTGGAAATGCAGATCTTGACCCTGTTCAAGGATTGTCGCATTATGGTCAGACAGTAATTACATTTGGTGATGCAACTCCATTCCAGTTGAGATCTATTAACTATGCTGTTAAACCTATCCCACCTGCATATCTTGGTGTATGGTATTCTGAGAAGAATGCATTCTTCGATGATGATGCATGGACTGCAGCAGGTGAAGATCCTAACAATGCTCAAGATTATTACAGAGCACCTAAGTTTGATGGTTATTCCATTGGAACTGTTGTTCCTATCACCAAAGAAACTCCACTAAATGATGGTAACTTTGGTTATGGTGACATCGAAGAAAGATTCCCAGGATTCTTAGAATGTAATGGTGCATCATTAGCAGCAGCAGATTATCCATGGTTGTGGGAAGCAATTGGCAACACATATGGTGGTAATGCTACATTTATTCCATCAACTAAAGCATACACTGGAAACTTCAACCTTCCAGACTATCGTAATGTTAGAATGGTAGGTGCTGGTATTGTTGATGCTAACAGAGGATCATCTTCGTTTGTTCCTGTAACAAGTTCTGGTGGTTCGTTTGAAATAACTGGATCAACTGGTGGATGGTGGTATGTTGATGATGTTGATGTTGCTGGTCCAGACCCACTCGAACAGGTTATTGCACCTGCTGGTAGCAGTGATGGTGTAGAATCTGATTACTTCACACTAGGAACTCCAAGAACATTTGGAACCGAAGAACTAGAAGCGGACGTTGACTTTAATGTCACTGGTGAAGTTATTGCTACCATTGGTCCTGTCAGTCAGGTTAGTGTTCGTCCTCCACAGCACGAACACCAAGTTATTTCAGGACAAATTGATGGCGATGATGGAGATCCACTCATTCCATGGTTCCAAAGAGCATACTATGGCACCAGTGCTGGTGATTCACAGAACTGGGGTGGACAACCTGATGAGGCAAATAATGCTGTTGATGATGGTTACTGGGAAGATGCAAACTTCTGGAACTTTGGCACATTTGATGGTGAAGTCGGAGACTCTGGTTTAGGATCTCTACTAGATCTATTGCCTGGTAATGGTCAATCTGAAGTAGCGTTTGGTAATTATTGGGGTTCACCATTCGCAGAAATCAGTGGTTTAAGTGATGATTACTTTACTAAGAATGGAACTCCATCTGGTCAAGATGGTGGTGATGCTGGTGTTATTGACACAGCAGAAACTAATGCTAGAATAGATAATTATCTGTCTATCTATTCTGGTACACTGAATCACTCTCACTTGTTAGGTACTGATCCTGTTACTAATCCAGCAACTGACTTCTCTTACGGTAATGTCAACTCAGACGCTACTGCATTCAGACAAGGACTAGCAACATTCAATACTACTTTTGATCTTAAGTTCACTCAGAATGCTACGTCAGATGGTGGATCAGGTGTTGATATCGAACTTAACCCAGCAACTTTCTCATGGAACAATACCAGCAAACCAATTCCTACTGCTGCTATGAATCCACAGCGCAAAGTTCCTATCATCGCACCATTCCACAAGGTTAAATATATAATTAAGGCATATTAATTTAAAACATGGCAGTTGCACATAATGCAGATCCCACTGTTGGTAAGGTCCAACAGTGGAGACCACTTGAGTTGATGCAAGATTCAAACATCACTAAGTCAGACTTCACTGATTTTGTTGGAGTATGGGAGAACTTTGTCCCTGCTCCATTTTGCGATCAATGTATTGGTTGGTTTGAAAATCTATTACACAAGCGTGGTTCATTTGTTGGACCAGAAGATTTTGAGCAACATCCTGAAGAACAATCAGATTTTGATGAGCACATCATGCATGGTGCTACTCAGTATGGTAGCAACATGACAAGGAAGGATGTATCTGTTCTTGCTAACTATGTCAATCAAGCAATGACATATCAGGTCAATCAGTTCCTGAAGTCATGTATGGTTCACTACATGGCAGAGTATGGACAACTAAAGAATGTTCCCATGATTTCTGGTGATGTTAAGATGCAGAAGACACAACCTGCTGGAGGTTATCATCAATGGCATTATGAAAACTCTGCTGCATCACATGCACAGAGAGAAGTTACCTGGATGATCTATCTTAATGACATCCCAGATGGTGATGGTGGTGAGACTGAGTTTTTATATCAAAAGAGAAGAATCCGTCCTACAAAGGGCACAGTTGTATTCTTCCCAGCAGGTATGACACACGTTCACAAAGGAAACACACTGTTCAACGGAGATAAATATATCTTGACGGGATGGTATATTAAGACGGCACTAGTATGACCTCAAGCACACCAATCATAAGAAAACCACTGTTGCAGTTGGATCTTGTTAACAATACGATCCTGCAAGCACCTAACAGTGTTACTACATTGTCGGATTTCAATACATCAACTCTACAGAGATTAGAGTTTGATGATGCTCTCAAGACTAAGTTTTTTGAGATGATCGGAGATTTCTGGCATACTGCCGAAGATACTCTTGATTTCTTTAGTTACTACAACGATGGCACCTACATGGCGCAACGTAGTAGACAGAAGTATGACTTTGAGTCTGAGTCTTTGTATTGGTCGGAGTATCAATTCAAGAGCAGCACTCAAGAACAAGCAGAGCAAGTTTATAATACAGCACGAGCATTGTTTGCCATTGCTGCTAAGCGTAAGACTGATGTTGCATTTCAAAAGACTGAAGCACTAAGCAAAGAGATTAATTTCTTTGAAGCAAAGTGGATGAAGAGACTTAGAGAAAGACAACTAATGCTATCTTCTAGTGATTGGCGTGTACTTCCTGATGTTGAAGATTCTTACACTGGAGAAAAAGATAGATGGATCGCATGGAGAGCAAAGATTAGATCTATTGCTGTTCCCACACCCGAACAATATGATGATAAGTTAGCATTTGCTCAAACTTTATTCAATCAGGTCTATCCTATTGATCCTAAAAACTATAGAAAACTATATCCAAATGATATGCTTGAAGATGGTGTGACTCCAGCACCTGCATTCATGGATCCTGATGATGCTGATCAATGGACAAATTATGATGATGATGCATCATCTGACTTCCTAAACAGCAGAATGATTAACAAACTCATGTATGCTAAGAATAGAGCATCTGGAAGTAGAAGAATCAAGAAAGAAGTTCTCGACATCATTAAATTGATGGAAGTGGAATCAATTTACCCCGATTTCGATAGTAGTCTATTTGTAGAGGATAACTAACTATGTTTTATGAATGTGAGATTCTTAATGAACAACAACTGACCGTTATCAATGATTTGTTCGACAAAGCAGAGTTTACACAAGGAACTGTTCAGCAACGTGATGAACAGAATGTTGACCTATCTGTGAAGAATAACTTCGTGATGGGTCAGCACACATCACAGTTTAGAAAGAGTCTGGAAGTTATTCAGCAGGGCATCAATGATGCTACTGCATTCAGATCTACTTTCGTTGTGAAAGAGATGACAGTTCCTCAAATGACAGAGTATCGTGAGGGTGGAAAGTATAATCCACATATTGATAATATCACTGTCCAAGGACTAAAAGCACACCATAGTATCACACTGTTTCTCAATGACCCTGATGAGTATGAGGGTGGGGAACTGGTAATTACTGATGGTGATATGCAATTTAAGTTTAAACAAAAAGCAGGCACAGCATTAGTATATCCTACAGGAAACTTGCATTTTGTTGCACCTGTGACATCTGGTAAGCGTCGTGTTGCATTGATGTGGGCGAGTAGTCTTATTGAAGACTTCTTCATGCGTCATCAAATCCTCAACCTCGGTAAGAGTATTGAGAGACTATTGGAGCACTATCCTGATGCACCACAAGAAGTTCTTGTGCCATTTGAACAAGTAAGAACCAATTTTGTGAGAGAATATGGAAACCTATGATAAGGTGCTTGGTGACTATGACTTTGCACAAATCCTAGAGGACATGGCACGACCAAAGTGGAGATATGGTCATGCATCAGTATCAAAATCTCATGACATCCCATTCTGGGAGATGAAACTAGATGATGAACCGTTTTATAGTGAGTATCTCCTAAATATCATTAGAGACGTGACAAATGAACCTGACTTAGAGTTAGAACGTGTCTATGCAAATGGACATGTATATGGTGATAAGGCAATGCCTCACACTGATGGTCATTATGATGATTGTAGAACGTTCCTACTATATGCAAATCATATGTGGGATCATACCTGGGGTGGCAAGACTGCTT